TCGCACATAAAAGATATAGATGATAAATGAAGAAAAAATCCCCTCTCTGTTAATTCAGAAAGGGGATTTTGTTTAATTCTTTATTGCCAATATGCACAACAATCATGTAACTTTTTTGTGCATTGATACAGAGTTTATATAAACTCAAAAAAATACTTGACTTTATATAAACTCTGTGTTATAATGAATACAGTAAAAGAAAAACCACAAAAAGCTGCTGACCTAACGGCATAACGGGGAGAAATGGAGAATGTTATGAAAACTTACACTATGATGAACGGAAAAAAATTCAGCAGCATTGAATCCGCTGTTGAAGCTGCTGAAAGTATGGGGCTTATGTCTTGTGAAATTGACATATACGCAGAAAACGGTGATTATTTGGAAACACAAAAAATAGAACGTGATGACGATGACGAAGAATTCGTTTATGTTTCTTACGGTGTGTTTTCCGATTCCGAGTGGGCTGGCGGTTATGAAGTAACATTCAACACAGCCGAAGAAGCAGCAGCATATGGAAAAAATCTCAAAGGTTTTGAACCTGACGAACTGGAAATTCACGGTATTGAGCAAACTTTATCCGAGTATTATGGAAATTATTTCATTTCTTCGCTTGCTGACTATACTTAAAACCACAACGGAAAATTAGCTGACCTAACGGCATAACGGGGAGAACGGAGAAAATTATGAAAAAATACATCAACGGAAAAGTCTATAATACACTCACTGCTAAAAAATGCGGAGAGTACGACAGAGGGTATCGTTCCTCTTATGAATGGTATCACGAAGAATTATATCTTAAAAAAACAGGCGAATTTTTCCTTTGGGGAGAAGGTCATGCAGCTTCCAAGTACTGCACATACTGCCAAAACGGAGGAAGTGACCCCGGTGAGAATATTTTTCCCATTACTTATGACGCTGCAAGAGAATGGGCGGAAAAGCACCTTGAACCCGACAAATATGACGAAATATTCGGTGAAATTACAGCGGATAGTGAAAATAAAATCGTTGCAATCAGCATATCAAAATCCGCACACGAAAAAATCAAAAGGAATGCACAGTTAAAGGGCATAAGCGTATCAAAGTACATCGAACAGCTTATCGAGAATGACGAATGAAAGGCATAAGACACAACAAAAGCTCCTCACAAATCAATGTGAGGAGCTTTATTTTTATAGCAGTTCAAAATTCTTATGTTTTATTTTTCAGTGAGAGTTCCTTCGTAAGTCTTGCCGTCAATCGTCAGTGCGACAACTTTTGTTGTGGGTTTTGTCTGTTCCGTCTGAGGAGCAGGCTTATTCTGTGGCGGAGCAGGAGCAGGATTTTCAGGCTTTTTAAAGCCGTTAAGTCCTGCGTTTTTTATTATAGTCGGATAATCCATGTAAGCTTCATCGAGGTCAACATTTCCGTTTATGCCTGAAATTCTGCCCGAATCTAACTTCTGCCATATGCCGTAAGATTTGACAACAACGGGCTTACTGCCGTAACGGGCGACCCATTTATCAAATTTTGAAAGTCTGGATAAATCAAGTCTGTCGTTGAATCCTGAAACATCAGATGCATAGATACCGCAGTAATATCCAGCGTTTTCCATAGTCTCACAAAATCCGATACAAGCTTCTGTTGCGCCTGATTTTGCGGAAGGGCTTGTTGCTTCGAGGTCAATGTAGACGGGATATTCAAAAGTTTTTCCCTTGATGATTTCAAGAAATCGTTTTGCGTCTGCGATACCGTCAGCCTTTGAAGTACAGCCCGAACCGACAAAATAATACGCACCTACGGGCATACCGACAGCTTTTGCATTTGCATAATTCTGTTCAAATGTGCTGTCCTTGTAGAATCCCGAATCCGAACCGCCTGCCTTGATTATTGCAAATTCGATTCCCGAATTTTTGACATTTTTCCAGTCAATATCGCCCTGATAGACTGAAACATCAACTCCGTTTTTCATAAAGTTCTCCTTTCGTAATTTAAAATATGTTTTTCAGTTTAATCATCAGATAAAAAGTTAGTCATCACGAAGTTTAGATTTCCATTTTGTGGGTTTATTGCGATTAGCTGTATATAAGTTTGTTCGGTAACTACTCCTGAAGGGTGGACAATAGCAAGCCTTGCAATAGTGCCATAAATTTTGCATCCTTCATAAGCTGTCCCAAGAAAAGCTTCATGCATATAATAATACATATGAGCCTCCGAATGCATCCCATCACCAAAATCTATTAAAATTGGTCTGTTGTGAGCAACCAAAGACAATACATCTGAATTTAAAAAATAAGTGTCATGTTCTTCGTCATAAGTTGTCCATGTTGGTGTCATGTTGAACAAATCGTCAGTTAAAGCGTTTGAATCTTTTATGTTGTAGGTCGTACCATTAGGTAACGAAATTTTTGAAATATCAGCCACAAAACCACCGCCTTATGAAACTTCAACAGTTCCTATTGCACTTATTACTGTTGTTGCCGTCGGTGCAAGCTGTGGCGTAATGCCTGCCGTTATAGTGAGAGTTTCGTTGCTGACGGTATAAGTCGGCATAGAACCTGTTGATGTGACTTTATAAATGCTGTCAGTAGTCGGATTTGTAGCCGTTCCTGTTGCAGTATCCTTAAAAGCAAGGTCTCCGAGATTTGAAACATCTCCAAATTCATGCCATTTGCTGTCGGAACTTGCATAGATAAATTCCTTGTCGCCATAAACAGCCATCATGCCGTTTATTGCGGTGACGGATTCCCCGTTTATGGAAATGCTCGCTGTTGATGCGCCGTCAGTCAGTGCCGTTGTGGTCACTCCTGCGAACGTAACGCCGCCCGCAATTGCGGCTCTTGCGGTTGTGTCCTTGATGTCGAAAGTCTGAGTTGAACCGCCCACGGGAATTGTAATTCTTGAAATATCAGCCATAAATTATCGCTCCTTTTTACATTGTGAAAATTAAATTTTCGCCTATGACGGCAGGCTTAACGCCAGATTTTTCGTCAATTTCGGCTTTTGAGTATGTGCCTATGTCGCTCAAAGATTTGTCGCCCTGCAAGGTCACGCCGTTGATTTTTGGCTTGTTTGTCAGGGCGTTGTAATTATCCGTTCCACCACCTCCTTCCCCTCCGCCATTAAAATTTAGTTTTACCCATTCTCCCGTTGAAGTCATAGCGTACCTGTCGCCCGTACCTGTGACGCAGCATTCCGAACCTATTGCGAGTTTTTTGCCCGTAAATTCGTCAATATCGGGCAATTCGTCAACAGTATCGGCGAACATTTTCACACGGACAACAGAAACATTATTTTCAAATTCGATAAATTTTTCTGAATCAATTGAAAGCATTTTTTAATCTCCTTTCCTTAATTTTTCAAGAATTTTCTTAATCCATGCGGCGGTATCGGGATTTATTTCGGCGTAATTTTCAAAGATAGAAATTACCTCCATTATCGTTATATAGCCGAAAACGATAATCGCCGTGACCGAACCCGTGATATTTGCGAGGGTCTGACTGTCGTAATAATTTCCGAGATACCTGATGCCGATTTCCAGACCGCAGGAAACTGTCATCACAATCAGTTCGGTGATTTTATTCAGACCGCCTTTCCGCATTTTTGTGCTGTTCAAATCTCCCGAAATATAGGCTTTTATCAGCCCTGTCACAAAGTCTGATACCGCAAGTCCGAGGATTATTGTTATCATGATTATATACTGCATTACTCCTCCAATGCAAGGTAACCGCCGTAAGCGTATTTTTTGCTGTTAATCTGCATAATACAGGCATTTTCAAACTGCGTGAACGGCGTTAAAAATACGTGTCCGCAATACGTTCCGCAGGCAAAACAGACAGGCGAAAGCGAAGTAATCGGAGCTGAAAAAACTGTCAAATTATTGCCTATTCTCAGCCAGTCTGTGTCACCGTCCAAATCAATGAACGAAAAATATCTGTTTGAACCTGATGAAGAGGCTGCGAGCATTGAAATCGCCGTCTTTTCGTTGTTTGTTTTGGAAACTATCAGAATATTATCAGCTGTTGAAGAATTTGTGCCCACAATCATAAGCCCTTTTGAAGTAACGATTCCTGCCTTTGTGTATTTCAGAGTGGACGAACCATAAATCGAATGTGAATTTCCTGTCTTTGAATCAACTTTATAAAGAACGCTTGTTTCGTCAAAAACAAATGTCAGCTTTGCGCCGTTTTCAAGCAAACATTCGATATTTCCGCTGTTTTCGGCGATTTCGTCAAAATAATCCGTGGCATTTGCCTGTAACCATGCAAGAATTTCCGACTTCTGTGTTGTTCTGTCAGCCGTGAAAATTGTTTTGTTTACTGCCATTTTCAGCCCTCCTGAATAATATTTTCAATCAATTCCGCAACGCCTGAACGACCTCTTACACCGTCCGTGAGAAGTTCTGTCGAACCCGCATTTATGACACTTTGACCGACCGTATTTTTCAGGACAATCACAACAAATCTGTTGTTGCCCGATGCAGGCAGACGGAGTTCAATTGTCGCATTTTCGCCGTCATTTTCTATCCAGTAATCGGTAATAGTACCCCTTTCGCCCTCGGTCTGAATCATGCCGTTCCTGAAAAACAGCACAATGTCATTCTGCCTGTCGTAGTCGGGAATCTGCTGACCGAAAGCAAGCGAGGTCACATAGACACTTGTATTGAAAACAGCCTGATATTTTTTCATAAATCCGTCAACGGACAATTCCTGCGTGAGCTGTGAGAAAAATTCATCAAATGCCGCCTGCTGCTGATTGATATAACTGTCAAATTCGGCTATTTTCTCGGCAAAAATCGCTTCAAATTGTAAAAACAAAGTTGATGTGTCAACCTGATTTATAAGCCCCGTAATCCACGGACAGGCACCCGTTCCCCTGTTGTCCTGAATTGCCGACTGTGATAAAATGTTAATATTTTTATCGACATAAATCACAGCAACAACAATTTCATAAAGAATATCCGTCTTGATAATTTCGGGCATGAAAGCTCCTGCGCTCGGAGTTCCTGTTTTGACGTAAAGCCCCATTTCACGGTTTTCGCTGTCGTATCTCATCACAACAGCGTCACGTCTGGGATTGCTCATATCCGCAGGAGAAAGGCTTATCGTCAGCGCAGAATCATTTTTAATCCAGTGATTTTTGATGATTCCCCTGCCCGTTCCGATTGCTATATCAAGCCCGTTTCCTGTTGCCGTGACTGAAAAAGCGTCACCGACAGTCTGATAAATTCCGTCCGAAACAAGCCCCTCAAAATACTCGCTCATCTGGTCAGCCGTGTACAGCCTGTCAGAATTTACGCTGTCAAAAAATCCGTAAGTTACAGCCATTTTAAGCCCCCTGTTCCTGTTCAAAAGTCGGGACTACCGTGTAACCGTTCTCGTCCCAAGCCTCGGTAATTTCCGTAATTCTCGGCTTTATTTCCGCACCGTAGCCGTTTGCAACCGTGACAATATCACCCAAGTTATAATCCTGTTTGTATTTGAAAATCCCGTTCGGGTCAATTTCCGCAGCAAAAGATTTGGTGATATTTTTCTCCGCAAGCTTTTCATAACCTCGTTCGACAAGTTTTTTCCTGTACTCGTCTGCGGAGAGTTCGCCGCCACTGGTCTTTGAGGAAATATCCCTTGCATCTACAAACATTTCTCTGAGATTGTAAAAATTTCCGCTGTCAGGACCTATGCCTGCCCATTTTCTGAAATTTCCCTCGCCCTCACCTGCAATATATGCAAAATTCGCAAAATTTGTGAAGTCCGTCATGTATTCAGATGAAACAAGGTTATCAAATTCAGGCGAAAAAATCACATTTTTCTGAGTGCCTTTATAGAATGAAAGAATAATATTACTTCCCGAAATTGCCGTTTTAAAGCCGAATTTAAAGCGTTTGCAGATTTCCTCGATTACGGATAACAAATTGTCGCCCGTGTACTGCGTCGACATTGTTTCCGAAATAATCAGGCTGTCATCAATGACAAGACCGTCAAGCCGCCTATAACTCTGATTCATTTCGATGAGTGATTTTATTGCGGCAACGGGATTCAGATTATTTATATTTGTCTGCCATGCGATTACACGGTAACTAAAAATACTTTCAAGACTTCTGCCCGAAAATATACAGAAATCACCGTTTTCGGCATCTGTTTTCAGATTCATTTTTTCAATCAGCATGGCACTTTCATCATCATCATCACGCTGTAAAATCCTGTACGGCTGCATGAGGTTCATAATTTTTTCATCGGCAGGAATATAAATCTCAAAATCGCCGTGAGTATAATATTTTTTCGTCCAAATCAGCGATTTATAGCCCTCAACAACCGCAAGCGGTTCGTAGTTGCTCCCCAGTTCATCAAGCAAATACAAGTCCATTTTCAGACCCCCTCGTATTTTTGTACGGCGGAAACTTTCACAGAAAGATATTCTGCTCCGCTGTCGGCAGTGTAACTTATTGAATTTTCGCCCGCTTCAAACTGAATCCATTTTGAACCCGTAATGCGTGAGGAAATAATATTTGTTTCGTAATAGGAACGCCTTAAAACTGCCGATTTTTCGCCATAATTTGTATTCAGAACTATTTTGTCACCCGACTGCATTTCATAATCAAAGCCGAAAAATTCGCCCGTTGTGTTGTTTATGAATTTCGGATTTTCGACAGCTCCTGATGCCGTAAATTCGATGATTCCGCCCGTTGGAACATCTCCTGCATTGATATAGGTATCGGCGATAATCAGACGCTCCGAAAACGGAATCCCTGTATTCGGAATCGAAAACGGAAATTCAAAAAGTTCCTGAGAAGTCCTGAAATATGCGGTTATTTCGTCAATCGCTTTCCAGTAAGGCTCAGGACAGAGAATCGAAATAACAGGCTTTTGCAGATTTGTGAAGTGATTGTTTTCAAAGCTTTCAACAATTCCCTCGATATAGACATCTCTTGTTCTTGTCGAAAAATAGAGTTTTATGTATCGTTTGACCTGAAAGAAACGATACAGATTTATTCTGTTTTCCTCAATAGGATATTTGATATTCAGCGTAATGACGACATTTCTTTTTTCGATTCGTGAACTTCCGACCCGCACACCGTCCGTCCCCGTGACGGTGCTTGTACTTATGCCGGCGGCAGGAGGATTCAAGCCCGAAATTTCAAGCACATCATAACTTTTGCTGTCGGTGAGAACGAGCTGTTCGCCCCTGATATTCTGCACTTTTAACTCAAACATAAAACCTCCTAAAATTTGCGCTTTTAACTCAAAGTTTTCAATAGATTTTTGGACTGCCGATAAATTTCAAGCCTTGAAAGGGCTTTCGGGGAATTGTTCGTCTGGTAAAAATTATTCGTCACAGATTTGTCCTCGACAGAAGAATTATATTGATTTGTAACACCCATATTTCGGGAAATTCTGTCAGCAACTTCATCAATCCAACGGGTATTTTTTTCAAGCGGAACGACAGCTTCATCACCATCGCCCTCAAGAAATCCTATTTTTCCTTTACGCAGAACTCCGCCCTCACGCAGTTCGGGGATTTTAGGAACACTTATATCCGAAATCCAACTGAAAGGCTGAATATCCATGATGCTTAAATTTCTGAGCGTATCAAGGACGTTATTAATCGAGTTGAACGGAAACGCTATAACCTTGTTTATACCCCTGATTATCGCATTTACAACAGTCGTAAATGCAGAAGTTATTCCTTCTTTTATGCCGTCAAAAATCTTTCCTCCCACGGAGAAAACATTTTTTACAGTCGTCCATGCCTCGGTGAATTTACCGCTGAACCATTCCGTAATCACTGAAAAAACAGTTTTTATGCCTTCCCATGCGAGAGTTGCACCCATGACAAGGTTATCCCACATATTTGAGAAAAACGTTGAAACGGGAATTATTATCGTTTCATCAAACCAGTTGGAAACAGTTTCAAGAATTGATTTTATGCTGTCCCATGTTTCGGAAACGCCTGTTGTGAAGTTTTCCCAAGCGTTAGCAAAGAAATCAGCTACTACCTGCCAACCTGAAACAATAGAATCTGTGAATCCGTCCCAGATAGTCTTGAAAAATTCTCCGACAGCAGACCAACTGTTTTTTATACTCTCCCAAGAATTTATGAAGAAGTCAGAAACAGCAGTCCAAACAGTCTGAATCGCTCCCGTGAATCCGTCCCAGATAGTCTTGAAAAATTCTCCGACAGCGTTCCAACCGCTTTTCAGATTTTCCCATGAGCTTACAAAGAAGTTTAAAACAGCGTTCCATGCAGTCTGAATCGCTCCCGTGAATCCGTCCCAGATAGTTTTGAAGAACTCCCCGACAGCGTTCCAACCGCTTTTAAAATTCTCCCATGAGCTGATGAAGAAGTCAGAAATCGCTTGCCATACTGCCTGAATTGCTCCCGTAAAGCTGTTCCATACAGTCTTGAAGAACTCCCCGACAGCGTTCCAACCGCTTTTAAAATTCTCCCATGAATTGATGAAGAAGTCGGAAACCGTTTGCCATACCGCTTGAATCACTTCTGTAAAGCCATTCCATATATCCTTGAAGAAGTCACCGACAGCAGACCAACCGCTTTTCAGGCTTTCCCATGAGCTTATGAAGAAACTGGAAACAGCGTTCCATGCCGTCTGAATTGCTTCCGTAAAGCCATTCCAGATAGTTTTGAAAAATTCTCCGACAGCAGACCAACCGCTTTTCAAGGTCTCCCATGAAGTTACAAAGAAGTTTGAAACAGCGTTCCATGCCGTCTGAATTGCTCCTGTAAAGCCATTCCAGATAGTCTTGAAAAATTCTCCAACAGCAGACCAACTGTTTTTCAGGCTTTCCCATGAGTTTACAAAGAAGTCGCCTATCATCTGCCAAACTGAAACAACAGAATCCTTAAAGCCGTCCCACAAAGATGCAAAATATGCGATTACTGCAATTAAAGTCAATTTCAGATTATTCCAGAGGTTTACAAAGAAATCAGCAAAATAAGAAACTACTATTTTTATGCCTTCCCACAAGCTTATCCAGAAATTTCGGAAAGCTTCAGATTTGTTCCAGAGTATCGCAAAGGCAGCGACAAGCCCTGCGATTGCCGCAACTACAAGTCCCACGGGATTTGCCGCCATTAATGCGTTTAAAATCGCCTGTTTTATACCGGCAGCCTGAATCACCGTTGCAAGGGTCTTAAATGCCGTAATTACCGACTGCATGAAAGTAACCGCTTTAAATGCCGCAATTGCCGTCAAAATTCCGCCTATTGCCGCTTCAATCAAGGGAAGATGTTCAATGCACCAACTTGCAAAATCCTTTACTCTCGGAATTACCTCTGTTGCGAGAAAATCCACAACAGCTGATATATAGCCTTTTATCGTTTCTATGAACTTACTTATTTCTTCTTTGTGGTCAGATATGAATTGCGAAACACCGCTTATAAAATCTTGAATTTTCGGGATTATCTCTGTTTTGAGAAATTCCACAGCGTTTGATATATAGCCTTTTATCGTTTCCTTGAACTGATTTATCTCTGCTTCGTGGTCAGATACAAACTGCGAAACATTACTTATAAAATCCTTTATTTTCGGGATTGCTTCCGTTGTGAGAAAGCTTATTCCGTTCGATATAAAGCCTTTTACAACTTCGACAGCATTTTGAATTTCAGGTTCGTATTCTGATAAAAGATTTGAAAATTCTTCTCCGACATCTGCTTTCAAGCCCTGTGCTGCAAGAGCGATTCTGTCAAATGCGTCCTGCGTTGCGTTGTAGGTATTTTCGACAGTTCCCTTTGAATCGCTTACAATGTCAAGAAACTCCGAAAATTCAAATCTTCCGTTTTGAATAGCGTCCGCAAGGTCAGGACCTGCCTTTGCTCCGAAAATTTCGATAGCCTTCGTGGTTGCGGCGGCTATATTGGGAGCTTTGGCAATTTCGTCAAGCGTTTTCTTAAATTCTTCTTTTGAATCTTTTCCTGCCGCACTCCAATTTGAAATAGCTTTTTTCATGCCTGAAAAGGCGATTTCCGTGTTTACGCCTGCCTTTTCCCATGCTGAAAAAATTGATATTGATTCTTTGGTATCGAATCCGAGCGCACGCATAGGCGCACCGTATTTCGTGAGATTTTCGGTCAGTTTATCGACAGATATTCCGCTTGCCTGCGCCGCAATTGCAAGCTCATCGAGAACTTTTCCGTATTCATCGGATTCAATTCCTGCGTCACCCATAGCCCGTGAAACAAGCTGTACTGCGGAAACTGCGTCAGTTCCCGTAATGCTTGCGAATTTCATGAAATCTTCCGTAGTTTTTTCGAGTTTTTCGCCCGTATAGGCGAAACGTGTGTTTACTTCTCCGAGCGTGCTGCCGATTTCGGACATATCGCCTTTCACAGATTTTGCGACATTTTTGTAAGATGCTTTCAGACCTTCCGCAGCTTCACCCGTTGCGCCCGTTGCGGTTATGACGTTGTTCATACCCGAATGAAATTCGTCATAGGATTCCTTTGCGTACTTTGCAAGGTCTTTAAATCCCTGAATTGCCGCCTGAATACCTGCCGAAACGAGGTCAGCAAGCACACCTTTCATCACGGTAAAGCCTTCGCTTGCATTTTTTACGGCTGAGTCCGTATTTTTAAAAGTGCTTTCAAGCTCGTCTGCGGCAGATTCAGTTTTTTTAGTTTCCGACTGCATATCGGAAAGCTGCTGATTATAGGAATTTATCTGCTGCTGAGTAGCATTTATAGCCGCCTGCTGATTGTTTATCTTGATTTTGAGATTTTCCGCAGCCGCAGAATTTTCGCCGTACTCCTTGACAGTAAGTTCATACTGGTCATTAAGGCTTTTGAGCTGTTTTTCCTGTGCATCAAGAACCTTGTCAAGCTGTGAAAGTTTCGCACTCACACCGTCAGCGGACTTATTCCAGTCCTCCATGCCCGAACTTGCGGCTTTAAATTCCGAGTTTGCAAGTTTTATCTGACGGCTTGCCTCCTGAAAAGCGGCTTTAAGTTCCGAAATATCGGCATTAAACCGTGTAGTTGTATCATTTTTTGCCATTTAATCACCTGCTTTCAGAGTTTTAAAACCAGTCATCACCTGCGGGTCTGCGGATAACTTTCGGCTTATCTTTTTCCTGTTCCTGCTGTTCGGCTTCCTGTTCTTCACGAATTTTCAGCCGTGCCAGATTTGCGTAAAGCTTTATAATTTTTGTATATTTTTCGGATTCAATTTCAAAAGGCGACAATGCATGAAATTCACGGCAGAGAATATAATTTATTTCAAAAAGATTTTCATAAAAGGGCGCAGGTTTCCCCACGCCCTTATTCAGTTTTTTGGATTTTTCGGAATGACAAAAGTCTCGGAAACTGCGAACTTTGCGATATCAATAATTATCGGCATAAGCTCTTTGACCTTTACAAACTTCCATTCGTTTTCGGTAACATCGGGGAAAACTGCTGTCAATACGTTTGTAATTTCGGAATAAGCACCTGAAACAGTTTTGAGAAGTTCGAGCTGGTCGTCCATATCCTCAATTTTGAGGAGTTCCATGAGACTCATGACTGTGCCGAACATCAGGTCAAAAGTATCGGATTCCGCAGTTCTGACAATGCTTTTGCCTGTTTTATCGTAGATATTAAGCTTTAAATCCATGATTCACCTCATGTAGTTTTGATGTAACGGGCGTAAGTCATACTGCCCCTGATTCCGTTAATTTCGGAAACAGCGTAAACGTTTGTTGTTTCGGTGAGCGTGAGAGGTTCTTCGTACTCTCTCCATACGCCCGTAGGACTTGTGAACTGATAGTAAATCGTTGCATTCGGAGTATTGCAGGAGAGCATTACAGCCTGAGAAGTTTCAAATTCTGTGCCTGTTTCGGGCGAAAATTCAACGGGCAGAGGTGCGGAAGATGAAAGATTATCGGGAGTTTTGACGGTATCAAAGAAATGCTCTGTATCGAAAACAGCGGTTCTCTCGTCAACTATGACAGACTTTGCGGATTTTTTTGTTTTGTTGAAACGATAATTCGTCATAACGCCTGTCCATACCAACTGCATATTGTTTGTATTTGTGTTGTTTTCCTCGGTGTGAGAAGTCTCATCAGGAATCGCAAAAATACCCTTTAATCGCCATACATAGCGGTATTTCCCGTCAGTACCCTTTGTGCGGTATCCGACAGCTATGTACTGCTCTGTCTGCTCACCCTCGACAAGTGCGCCTAAGTCGGAAAGATATTCCTGTCCTGTAATTTCTGCAAGCGTAAACAAATCAAGGACAGCAACTGTAAGCGTGAGCTTGTCTGCATTGGTAGAATTTATAACGATTTTCGGAGCATTATCATAATAGTGAGATTCGCTGGAACTTTCGGTAGCCTTGCCAATTTCGGCAACAGGTGCAAGCGACTTTACTTCGCCGAAAAGCAGTTCCTCTTTTGTGTCTTTGAGAACTTTTGCGTAAACAAGATTATCAACGCCTCGATATTCAAAAACAACTTCATTCATTTTTTATTCCTCCTGTTTATAATAGTTTAAGTACATCACATCAATCCCTCTGCCGTCATGGGTAGGCTCATCGGAAACAACCGAATGACCGTCCCCCGAAACGATAAATCCATTTTCTTTGAGCAGTCTTTTGACCTCTCTCAATTTTGTGTAGATAAGTTCGGGATTGGTGCTGTAAAAATTCACATCATAGCTGTAAATTGTCGATTTTTCGTCATTATCGTAGTAGTTTTCACCCTCCGAGAAATTATTCCAAAAGGTGAAAAAGCTGTCGGGATAAGGCTCATCGGGGAGCAGTGACCCTTGCAAAATTACGGGATAGCCGAAAGTTTCAAGCAGTTCGATTAATTTATCTTCCATGTAATCTCCTATCCCATTATTTTGTTTATTTCCTCACGGAAAATTTTTTCCTGAGCTTCTGCAATTTGTTTTTTGGTTTTTGCACCGTAAACGGCATTGTAAATTTTCGGTGATTTTGCCGTTTGTGATTTTTTTCTTCGTGGAGTGCCATACATGAGAAAAACCGATGTCAGACCGCTGATTTTGAAGTCAAAACCGACTTTTATTGAGGCTTTTGTGCCGTTCCAGTCAACCGTTTCACTTCTGTCAATAGAATCTCTGGTTTTGCCTGTTGAATATTGCCCCGGTTCTTCTTCTGACGGAAAATTCGGCTTTATAACAACTTCATCAAGATTTTTCTCAACTATTTTTTTGCTTGTGATAAGGGCTTTTTCGGTGACTTTTTTGAGGTCTCCGCCTGCCTTGTCGAGCTTTTCGGCAAGTTCCTCAAAGCCCTTGAAACTCAGAGATATTCTGTTTTTTGCCATTAAGCACCTCCATGAACCGCCCTTATTTTTATTCTCATAAACTGATTTCGCACATTGAGATTTTCGGGAGTTCCGAGAATTTCATAGTCCGCTCCGTTCAGGTCACGCAGACGGCAGTCAGACTTGATATCGGGTCTGTACCACGTTTCGATAACAGCGGTATTTTCGACAGAAAGCACACCGTTCACGACTTTTTCAGTTCCGCCGAACGTCCTGAAACTGCAATAGATTAAAATTCCGTTTTCGGGATAAATTTTCTTTGTACTGCCCTTTGTTGTCGCTATTTCGGGAATGAAAAGAAACATCGGAACATTGAAAGGCACATAAGGCTTGTAGTCGTAATTGATTCGTTGTGATTTATCTGCCATGTCATTCAACCTCTTTATATCTCGCTCTGAGGGCGATTAAATCGCCCCTGAAATTGACTTTGAAGTCCTCCAGCGAGTTACAGTATATATAACGGCAGAGGTCAAAAAGGAGCTGTTTTGCGGTCAAATCCGTTGCAAAGTCAATAGTTGCGCCTGCGTAGGAGTTTATAAAACTCTCCGCACGGGACAGAATACCGCCGATTTTTGAGTCAATTACGGGGTCTGTCCACGTGATAGCGAGATAATTTTTCAGTTCGTCAAGCATACTTTATCAGCCTGATGTTGTTGTCACCGAACCGCTGACATTTGAATTATACGAGATAGCAAGCGGAGCGAGATTTGAAATGTCAAGATAAAGGAAGGAATTAATATCTTTTGGTCTGCCGTTGCCGTAAAGTCTTATTGTGTAAGTCCTCAAATCTTCGAGGAATTTGTATTCGTCTGAATATTCAAGTTTTCCGCCTCTTGATGTACCAAGACCCATGAAATAATTTTTAGCGATACCGAGGACTGCATGACCTGACGGAACTGCTACGGACTGCACAATGTCAGTCGGGAACGGCAGGATATTTGAAACATACTGACCGCCTGTCGTGAGAAGAGTTGTTGCAGGGACAATTTTCGTGAAATAGTCCAAAGGATTGCAAATCAGAATAACACGGTTCACGGGACGGGGATTATTATTTTTATCTTTTGCGAGATTTGCGAGAAGTGCGCCGTAGCTTGCAGGAGTGAAAGAAGTGACAGAAGTTGCAGTTTTACGGGCATAGCCTGTTGTCGGGTTGAAACTTCCTGCGAAATTTCGGGTCATGCCGACAGGTTTTTTCACGCCGTCACCGTCAACAAGACCGTTTTCAAGACCAATACTGAGAGCTTCCGAAAGAGTGGTACGGCAGTAAGCGTCAACCCACTGCGGACCGAGTTCGAGCATATCCTTTGTGACATACATATAGCTTGTAAGTTTGCAGAAAGTCAGGTCAATAACTTCAACCGCACCTGTAAGCTTGGTTGTAATTTCCGTGTTGAGTTCGTTCCATGTAGCCGCCTGTGATGCTTGATTATTGAGTACCCACTTGATAGCAGCACTTGTATTTGTGAAGTCAATGAAATCAAGTAATGGGTGGTCTTTTCGCATATCGTCCATAGTAGCGTCAATGACGGTTTCGGGGAGTGCGGAAGTTATATTCGTGATAACGCCCTCATTTCGGGCATTAGCGATAAGTTCGTTATAGAACTTTGTCTCTTTGCTTGTAAGCTGTCGTCTGCCACGACCTGCGAGGATAGCACGGTCAACATTTTCGATAGTACCTTTGACCTGCTCCATAATCGAATCGCTTATGAAGTTCTGATAGTCGCTTGTTGCCTTTTCGAGTTCTTCGGGGTCACCTGTCTGGAAAGCGGCAGACATGGCAAGCACAAGAGCCTGTCTTTTTGCTTTGATTTCGTCAAGATTTTTTATCATTAATAAAACTCCTTTCAGATATTAAACATCTTTTTAAAAACTTCTGTTTTGTCCTGTTTTTCGGGATTTTTAATGTCAAGCATTGCGGAAATTTTCTCAATGCTGTTTCTGTAAGCCTGCATTTCAACGTGATTTTCAACGGAACTCTCAACTTTTGAACTTATCTCATCGCAAAATCCGTATTTTATGCAATCTTCTGCGGATAAATAAGTTTCATTATCGAGCATTTCGGTGAGCTTTTCAGGCGTGATTTTTCCGTCCGATTTGACGAGATAAGCGGCTTTGTTCGCCTTGTTTATAACGTCCAAATCATCAGCGATTTTGCGGAGTTGTGCGGAATTGCCTGCGGCAACAGCCCACGCATTATGAATCATCATCACGGCATTTTCGGACATTACGACTTTATCGCCTGCCATAGCGATAACACTTGCAATCGAACAGGCAAAGCCGTCAATGTAGACCGTAACTTTTGCGGAATGACGTTTTAACTGCGAATAAATCGCCGAACCCTCAAACACGCTGCCGCCCGTGGAATTGATATACAGATTTATGAATTTTGCATTTTTATGCTTTTCGAGTTCTTCACGGAAATGCTGTGCGGAGGTCTGTGATTTTTTGACATTACCAAAAAAATCTTCACCGTCACCGTCAACAGTTGAATAAATGTACAGGTCAAGTGTTTCGGCATTATCGGAATCCGCACGGACTTCAAAAATATTAATGCTTTTCAGAATTATCTATCCTTTCATAATTTTTTGTGATATAGTGTTCCTGCGACCATTTTTCATTGATAACGGGCAGACCTGCTTTGTCACGGGTTTCGTCAATGCTTGCGAATCCGCAGGAGATTAATTTGTCGATATTTGCGGCAATATCGAAAATATCAATGTGTTTGATACAAGAAGTATCTGCAACAATCCGAGAGCCTTTGCAGACCTGTTCTGCGGTGAACTGCTTGCCTGTCAGCTCTTCGGAAATCATATCCGCCAGAGGGTCAATGCAGTTTGTGAGCATGATGTCATATGCATCTTTCAGCCCTGCAACGTCACCCTTGATGAGTGCAGGCGGAATCTTGAAAGCCTGTGCGGAACGTGCAAGAGCTTCGTCCATGAGGACTTTTATATCTGAGATTTCGTTGCTGTACTTCTTAGCCGAATCAGATGTTGACGGAGTGTATTTATAGCCGTCATACAGCGGTAAAACGGCATTTGTACTTGAAAAATAGGACTTGAAATAATTGTTCATAAGGTTGCTGAATTTTTCCTCAAAATCGTTATTGCCCTGAGCGAGTGCGGAAATTTCGAGAATACCTTTTTCGCCGCCTGATTTCTGATATTTTCCGTTTGCGGACTCCATTAATTTTGTGTACATCTCAAAAATATTATGAATAATTGCAGAAGTTTCAAAGTTTGAGTATTTCAGATAGTAAACGTCCGAAATTCTGAAAGTCTCCTGAAAATTGAAATCTCCTCTTGAAACGTTCGTGAAATAGGTTTCCGTCACGGCTCTTTCGGTCTTTTGAAAGTCGTCAGCGATAATTTTCTGACTGTTTGTAGGGATAATCAGGACTTCTTTCTGATACAAAAGTTTACAAAAGACCTCCTGCCAGAACTGTGTTGAATTTTGGTTGACGTTCGGGCGGACGTTTAAGTTATACCATTCAAGACCTTTTATTTCTGCGCCGTTTTGGAAAGTCTTAAATTCGCATTTTGCGAGAAGTCCTGCGATTAATTCGACAGTTGTAATCAGGGCAAAAGCCTCAACAGCGATAGAAGTTTCGGTATTTCTGAAAGTTTCGAGATTTATCACGCCTGATTTTTTCTGAAAAATATTTCTGAACCAGTCAATAATTTTAATAAACAAACACCCCCTTATTTAAAATTGTCAAGTTCAATATACAAAAACGCCCAAATCGGCAAGTTTATTCACGGGTGTCTGATAAGCGTCAAGAATGTCGGAAACACATTCGGCAGCGACAAAAGCCTTGAAAGTATCTGTTTTTCGGGCTTTCGGCTCAATTTTTTCGTAAGTCATATTGCCGTGTGCGGAAGTAGAAATCTTTGTATTCTGACAGCACCAGCGCATCATCGGAGAATCGCCCCATATGAATTTGTGATTTGCAAAACCGCTTGTAATTGTCGGAATCCTGAGCATTTCGTCAGACGGGCGGATTAATTTCACATTTTCAAAACCCTTGTCAGCCGAGAAATTTATGCTCAATAGGGCTTTTCTCAAAAGTTGGTATCTGTAAGAGTCTATGCCGATTTTGAGAATCTGCGAATTTCGTTTTCGGGCTTCATTTTCAAGCCATATGCAAGGCAATTCGGGAGGAATTTCGGCAGCGTCCACAAAAGTGCAGATACCGAGCGATTCCCATTCACGCAAAGGCGGTTTAATCCGCTTTAAATCGGGAGATTTCGCACAAATCCAAGTGTGAGAAATCCAATAATCGAAACCGTTTGCACGGAAAAGCAAGCCTGCTCCGAGGAAGTCGGTAGTTTTCATATAGTCGATACCGCCCACGCAGTAAGCCCCGTTTATAGCAGCTTCGTCAATCGGCTGATTTGTGAGCTTTATGTTGTCCCACGTTGTCACAGCACCTTCGGGCTGTTTCGGAGGGCGATTCATTCTTTTTACCATAAAAGACTGATTTGCAGTCGGATTTTGCAGGTAGTCAGAATATTCAAGTTCCATTTCCTGCTGTAAATCGGGCAGAAACGGCAATGACGGATTAGGCTTTGTCCAGTTTGATTTGTCGTGAACTTCTTCCTCATCGTCAAGCCGACAGACAAAAGGCAGAGTGCCGTTGTCGGGAACTTCTCCCGAAAGAATTGCAAGTGATTTTTCAAGCATATCGTCAAGAGGTCCTCCTCTGATGTCGCCGTCAGTTGTTACAATTGTACGGCGGGGGTGCTTAACTTTACCCGTTCCTGTTGTTGCGACTGTGATTAATTTATAGTTTTCGTATGCATGATACTCGTCAAAATCGACTTTTCCGGGACGACCGCCGTCTTTGGTCTTTGCGTTGGAAGTCCTGAAACGGAACTCCGATTTTGTGTCTAAGTTTATAATTTTTTCTTTCGTCCAGTAGAAATGGGCTTTCATTTTCGGCTTATGAGCTTCAAGTACCTCATAAACATCTTCCCAAGAGGTTTTCGCCTGTTCTTCGGCAGTCGCAAAGATATCAATATCATAATTTTGCACGCCGTTTGTAGGGGTCAGGAGGCAGAAATCCTCAAAAGAGAGATAGCCGTTTTTGCCTGCTCCACGACCGACATATATAAATAAAATCGGAAATCGTAAAGTTCCGCACTCACGGTATACGCAGTTATGGAGTGCAAAGCAGAACTTCTCCCACTCAAAAAGTTCAAACGAAAAATATTTCTGATACGAAAGATATTTTGCAAGCTGATTTTGATTTACAACAAGCTTTTCAGTGCGGAAAATCTTCTCGATAAAGTCGCAGAGCATAAGTTGTTCTTTGCAGCACTTGTATTTCCCCGAACGGACTAAATTTATATAATCCGCTATTTCACGGCAATTTACTTTTATTTTTCATTAAAACCACCTTTTTTAAAGTTCTTCATCGTCCTCCAAAATAACATTGCTTATTGACAAATCAAGCTGTTTGAGAATCGCAAGCATTGACTTATTTGTGTCACGGAGTTCTTTTATTGAGGGATTAATTTTGCGGACTTCACAGCCTGCGGAATTTTTCTCCCTGATAATTTCGCCCTGTTCTACAATATCAGCTTTGAGGTTTTCGGAGATTTCAAAAAGAGCGATATAGTCGTCAATCAGGCAGACAAAAAGGTCAATGTCCGCACCGTGTCTTTGGAGCTGACTGACGAAAGATTCCCTCAGAGCCTCAGCCTTTTCGATAATTTTTTTAACGTTCATGAAATCACCCCCTAAAAACCTCACGTGCGAGGAAATCTGTTCTGTCGAG